TTCAAAAAATCCCGGAACTGCTGGGATGCCAGAAGGTAATCCGGGATGTCTTTCCGGATCTCATCTCTGAAGAGGATCATAATCCTTTCACCTCAACCTTCTCATCCTGCCTGCTGTCGATTTTCTGTCCCTCTTCAGACTGTTTCTCCTGCTGAGTGTTTTCTTCGCTCTGAGAGCCGTTTTTATCGTCCTGATGGTGGTTGTCGCTGTCTTGCTGATCATCTACTCCAGGCATCGGAGCACCCTCAACACGATCAGGAAGTGAACCGAGATCACGGACATAATCTTCCAGCCCTTCGTCCGGCTGCAGAACACCGACTCCAACCATATCTTTCAGGAACGCTGAAATGGTTGCGATGTCCGGCTTCTCGACATCGGTGTGTTCCATTACCGGATAATCTGTCAATCCCCTGAATTTATCCGCATTCAGGTCGATCAGCTTCGGGATTGCCTGCAGATTGAACACTTCGCAGATCTCATCCAGATACGATCCGATTGCCGTTGCAAAAAGCGTCGTCTTGTCAGAGCTCAATGCGAACGATCCGGTCTGTTCATGTCCCAAAAAGATAAAATCTGCCAGCACCGTCATGGCCATTCGGTTGTCGTAACGGTCGATAACGGATCCAACTTCAAACTGCCGTCTCGATCCTCCGTTCATCAGCTCAAAATTCCAGCCAAACGGCAGAACAATGCCTTCTTTGTTGTCCCTCCGGACGTTTGACACCAGCTGTTCTGCATACTGCAGATACCGAACCATTTCCGGATCTTCCTGATCCCAGATCTCAACGCCTTCAGGCGGCTGAAGAACCGGAAGACCGGCCAGATCACGCTCGATACCGATTCCTTCTACCTCCTGCAGATGCTTCTTGAAGTACCAGGATCTGTATGCGTTTCTCAGGATGCTTCTTCCCTCCGGGTTGTTCTTCCTGCTCGAAGTCCGGAAGTGAAGACATTTTTCCATAGGGATGGTGCGGACCAGATAATCCGGCGGCGCAATCTGACTGATTCCCACCAATTCATCATTTTCATCGTATTCCCAGCGCCACAGTGTCTCCTGCGAACGGATTGCAAGTTTTCTCCAGCCGATCAGCCCATCATCATACTTGCTGTTCAGCCGCGGGTCCTTGTTTTTTCCCATACGGCGCTTATATACGATCTCATGTACGCTCCAGCCGTAAGTCAGGAAGGAAAGAATCTCGCTGATGGTGTCTGTCCACGTCTGGCCATTCATGTCATCCATGCAGCTCTCTACGAATTCTGCTGCCTGTTTGTCGGCCGGTTTCTTTCCTCCGGGACTGATCGTGAATTTTGCCTGACGGATCAGATTCTCGATTGCAAAAAGAATTGCGCCGATTACATCGTCGTTATCGGCCATTTCTTTATATACAGCCGCTCCTTTTGCTCCGCGCAATTCCGGAAGGAACTCTTCGAAAAACACGCCTGAGTAGCGTTTTTGTCCGATTCTGCCGTATTCCTCAGAGTTTTTGTAATGCCGGACGACATCCGGCACAACCGGATTGAAATTGTTTTTGTTGTTATTACTGTCTGCCATTTATGCCTCCCTAATATATCCAAGGTGAAGACCGGTCCGCTTTCCCTGCTCCAGACGGCGGCGGTGTGAGTGCTGGCATGCGTTCCAGCTCGTTGTATGCCGTGCCTGTTGCATCGACCATATCCTTAAAGCGCGACTGCGGAAACGATTCCAGCTGGCTGAAGTATTCCTCATTCCACGGCGCGATCAAGACATCGACAAAACCCTCTTCATCTCCCTCAAGACCGAGTGCCTGTGCGGAAAATGGCTCGAATCTGGTCACTTTGTCGCCTGATTCGCGCTCGATGTTCAGACTGAAGCCGTGTAGAAGTTTGATGTATTGCTCTGCCTGTTCCTTTCCGGCCTGTCCAGGATCCTGATTCATCCGGATCCTCACATGGTGATATTTGACTTTATCGACAATCGCCGTGTTGCGGACGGTTCTGCGCACGTCTGCGGCATTCATCCTCCTGTTGATCACATCAGCCACCAGTATTCGACCGTTTCTGCGCTTTCCAAGAAGCACGCCCGCCGTATATGCCGGGCCGTCTTCCGGCCTCGAATCACGCCGGTCTTCCGTTGCAGCCAAGTCCCACGCCCTTACCCAGCGGATCACATCATCCGGGATTTCCTCCAGCATGGTGACTCTGCTCCGCTTGAAGTAAAGTCCGGCAGCCGGCATGATCAGCCAGTTGCCGTGCAGTAATCTCTCCCTTTCTACCGTCGGAAGCGCTTTCAAGTTTGCCATGTATCCCGGATCCTTTGAAAGAAGGATCTGGTTGTCCTGCAGCGTGGACGCGATGAACGTCACGCTTTTTGGCTCTGCTCTTTCCTCCGGTGTCTTCAGGTCAAACTGCTTCCAAAGATCCTCAATATGATCAGCCCAGAAGATTTCATCAGATTTCCGGTACATCCAGCGGATCTTTCCGGACCTCTCCGGAATCGGATATCCGGTTTTCGGGTCCCACCACCATGAGATGAAGTCTGCGACCCAGCTTGACGCGTCCGGATTGCATGTTGCCCGGATATATCCCGGAACTCCGGATCCAGAACGGTTTCTCGACAGCATATAAAAAAACTGGCTCCGTTTGAAATGAGTCAGTTCATCAAAGCAAATGAGCGGAATCTGTGTGCCCTGCCAGTTCAACACGTCCTTTTCCAGCTGCATATGCGCAAATGTTACTTTCATCCCGGAAGGGAACGTCCAGCTGTATGATGGTGTCTTCTTCGGGACACCTCCAACCAGCGGATACAGCTGATAAGACGTATCCCATAGACCTCCTTCCGCGGTGATCTGGTTTGATGTCTTCCGGAAGATGACCGCTCCGAAATCACCATTGTTAAGATGCCTGAGCGGCTCCATAAGAAGACCGAACGTCTTGCCTCCGCCTGCCGCTCCTCCGTAAATGCAGATATCCGCAGTCGTGGACAAAAACATTTCCTGTGGACCCGGCTGCGGTTTTATGACTGTCATGCCCTGCTTCCGCCTCCCTCTTCACAACAAAAAAGACCGCGATTTGCGGCCTGTACCCTTTTTGTACTGTATTCATAGTATAATATCAGCATAGGCAGGATGAAGATATATGCTGAACTGCATGGTGACATGCAGAAGCAGCGGATAAAAAGCCGCTGCGATAACACAATTGAAAATGCCGAACAGTAATACTTTAAAACAAATTGAATCATTCAATCGTTGCCAGGAAACCGCACTGAAGTTTAAGTCTTTAGCAAAAACAATGCAGCCAACCTATGAGCTGGCCAAGCATGCGAATACGATAAACTGCAACTTAATTAGCGGCGCAACTGCGCTGAAGCCACAGGCGAACGCAATTACCACCGCAACTCGTATTACGACAGGAGGTGAACTCAACTCGCCCCTCATAGGAGCAATTCTATGAGTGCACCGGGCTAACTCAGTGAAACTCTCCCCTTCTGAGACAACACTGAACCAAGCCGTGAACCCTCACGGAAGGCGCAACGCATAGATCATTCCGATCCACGAACGCCCGGCATCCTGCCTATATTGATTATATCCTTGTTTGCTGGTCAAAAAAAGCCTTTTCAAGGTATAAAAATACCGCCAGGCAAAACTGCCCAGCGGTCTTATCTCCGAAAAAATTACCAGCCGATATCCGGTTCTACACCCTGTGCAAACAGGGCATCCAGCTTGTCCCATTTTTCCACAAGGTTATCACCTTCAATCATATCAATCATAGCACACTGACGCATCTGATTAACAAACCAGTCAGGATCATGATCTCCATCAAGAACAGCTGAACGATCAACTTTCTTAAATTTTGTTGGTCTTAATTTCATAAAATCAGCCTCCCTTACCTCTCATATCTTACACCATAATTATACAATTTTGCAATTAACAAAGCAACACGTTGCTCTTCATCATTCTTATATCGTTTGCTTATTTCCTTGGCATACGAATAGAACTCTTTGCAATCGCCCATATCTCTAGTTTTTGTCAGTGAGAATATTTTCCCTTTATTTGTTACTATCGACAAACATTTTATTGACCTATACTTCATGAATAACGCCAAATCTTTTTCAGAAAAACTAGATGCCCCTGGATGGTTATGCGTGATAAGAAGGCTTCTTGATGGGCACGTAGATAACGAATGATATGTTGCGGGATCAGCCTCAATATCGACCGAATACTGGTCACCATGAATCAAATCACTCAACCCGATTTTCCCATTCTCATCGATGACATAATGAGTCTGTGCAACTTCATTTGAATCATTTTTGTGCATCGACTCCCTCAGTACATTTACATTCATATCGTGAAGAATTTTATTCTCTTCATCACTCAAATACTCTGATGCTTTCTCCGGCACTTTCTGAATTGCCTGCTCTGTGATCTCTACTTTGTCACCTGACCTATGCCTGCTGAGCGAAGACAACACTTCCAATAATGAACTTCCTCCACCGCTTCCGTCTGAAGAGGCAAATCTCCCCAGCTTATCGTGATGGTGGTTGTACTTCTTGATGCTCTCTCTGCCCCAGAAGAGCACTGCAATAACCTTGTTTCCTTCTCTGATCTGGATTCTCATTGCTTTCTCCCATGAAAAAAGGACAGCTAGCATCCGCTGCCCTTTTCTATGTAAAGCATGGTGCCCAAGCGATCTGCACCAGCGCTCTACTCTTTCTTTTTGTCCGGTTTCCTGCTCCTGCCGTTATCCGGAATATAGATCTGCACCGTTGACTCTGTCTTGATCGGATCTTCGTCCGTCTTTCCAGTGAGATGTGCATTCACATTCATCGGAGATTTTATCGAGAACACATCCGGAAATCTCCTTTCGAGTGTCCAGGCAGCCGCCTGCCACTTTCCTTCACTCGCTGCATTTTCAATTACCGCAAGGTTGCTGAGCATACACTCTAACTCAGCTTTTTCTACCGACTGGTATAATTTGCAATACAGATCTTTCGATTCTTTGTCTTTCTCGTATATTTCTTTGCCTTTTCTGAGCCAGCGATAGTAGGTCGTCTCATCAACAAGGCCTTTCACCGCATATTTTGCAGGAGCGCCTTTCGCGATATTCTCCGAGATAATCAAAATCATTGTCTCAGAAATCTTACTTTTCCTTCCCGGCGCTGCAGACTTTCTGGCCGGTTTCTTTCTTGCGGTTTTTGTCTTTGCCGCTGCCACAGCCTGCACCTCCTTCTCTCAATAAACACGTCAGGACTGGCTGTGTATCAGTCCTGGCGTATGATGGTGCGCCGTTTCCGAGAGATCAGCGCCTGTGTACCTCCGGTTCCCTCTGGACCCGCCTTACAGTACGAATCCGGGATGGTCGAAAGGAGGCTTTTATTCAAAGATCATGTCCTTCTAGGCGCTTACTTTCCAGAGATACACAATCATTATCTCATCTGCGCTAGTTGTTCTCTTAATCATGCTTGCAGTCCCGCCCCTCTGCTCCACTATAGGCATGTACCTATCCCATACTGTCCATGCTAGTATTATAAAGCGTGCCCGACGGCATTTTTGCCCGTCTGAGCTACGGCAGTTTCAGCTCATCCGCGACGGTGCGGATGAACTCTGCCTGCCAGCGTCCTGCATTTGATTTCGATGTATGTGCACGCAGTCCGGCGCCTTCGATGGTGTGCGTCTTCTTGAAGTACACCAGATCAACAATCAGAAGCCTGGCTTCAGCGTCGTCAGGATGATTATCGATAGTCCGCTGAATTGCGTTGTTTACAGCATCATATCGGATCTGATCCTTCTCCGGCACGTCGTGGATGACGCAGTCCATTGTAGGATTGCTCGTTCCTCCAGAACCGTGTCCATATGTTCCGTATACCGTTGTCACCCGTGGATCCAGCGGTGTCTCTACTTCCTTTTTGACCCTTGGATAGTCTCTAAGAATTGATTTCACGTAGCTCCAATACGGATGTTTTGGTTTGCTCACCTCTAAAATCACCTCCCTGCCTTTAACGATGGTGCTGGCGCCTGTAGCGCTCAAATCCCATTCCTCTTATATCCAAGGCGTCTTTTTCCGCCTTTCTTTTGCGGTAGAATTCAGCCGCTGCAGCGTTATGTCTTTCCAGATACTCCAGATATGCTCTGCATGTCGGATGACAAATCTCACTCCGGCTGATGCAGTCTTTGCAAGGGACTTCAATCCCGTATTTATCTCTGCCCATTACGTGATCTTCCTTTGTCTGATGTGACGGCTTCCTATCTGCAGTAATTCGGCTGCAGAACTTCATCCGGATTCACCCAGAGGACTTTTCCCTCTTCCGCAGTCACAACCCGAAGCAGATTCCCGTCGATCACTCTGCTCTTCGGAGCATAACTGCAGATTACCAGCACTTTGTCTTCCGGATGCAGAACCTGCTTGATCTCCGGTCTGATGGTGGGCATTGCATTAACGGCCTCTGTCAGCTGGTCCTTTATTCCGTCAGCATCTGCCACATTCTGATCCAGCCAGCGGATCAGCTCATCTGCGTCAATTGCTCTGCACATACGAATCACCTCTTCATATAGTCAGAATTTCTTTATTCCTTTTACTGTAAACCAGAAACTGCCCCTCTTTTTCCCATCCTTTAACCTGCGTTCCGGATCATTTCTTCCGAGCAGTCGATCAGAGGACATTTCTCCGAACGGTCGTCTCTTTCATAAAGCGGAACCCACTGATTGTTTTTGGCCTGACATCCTGCTTTTCCGATTGCCATACAGTTGCAGAAAGGACATTCATAACAAGACGTTGGCATCTCAATATCGATCATGATCATGGTGTTAACTCCTACAACTCTTCAATCTCTTCGATTTCATCCAATATGTCTTTATAAGCGTCGATCTGTCCCTGGTGAAAACACTTCTGCCGGTTGTCTGCCGGATGTTCTTCACCGATTGTTTCGATACGTCCTTCAATAAAATCTTTCAGGTATGCGATATTCTCTTCCATATCCGCTTATCTCCTTCCTGTTGAACCCCATCCTCCACGATCAGGATTGCCAAGGTGTTCAACTTTCTCAAACTCAATTGCTGGCTGTGACCGCTGAATCCTAAACTGACAAATTCTGTCCCCATCGTGGATGACTGTGTCCCGCATAGCCAGAGCCGACATTCCCCATTCGTCATTATCTCCGCAGAACGAATGATCAATCACTCCAGGACTGTTCGTCTGCAGGATTCCAAAGTTTTTGAAGGTAGAACTCCTTGGAGCAACAATCCCTTCATAACCATTCGGAAGCTCCATGCAGACTCCGAGTTTGATAAAAGTCTGTTCTCCCTTCTTCATCGCATAATCACCATGCGCACGAAGGTCAATCCAGTCTCCTTTGCTGATCTTCTTCGGCATGTACTGTTCTCCGAATGTCTTGATTCTGATGGTGACTCCGTCTCTGTTCTGCTTGTGCATTCTTCTGATTGCCCGAATTGTTTTATCTGTCATTACTGATCCTCTCTTTCGTCCTGATGGTTCTCCTTCATCCACTCTTCCAGCGTCCTGACTGCGTCGATCCGGTCTGCAAGCATGCGCTGCACAAACCTGAGCGACGTGATGGTCGTCTGCGGATCCTCTACACGTATCTGCTGACCGATGACTGCTTTTGTCAGCCGGATCATGTCGTCCAGCACATTCATCAGCTCTATCCGTGCATCATCAAGCCCTGCTTCTTTTCCCTTTGTCATAATAAGCCGCCTCCTTATACGCAGATCACCGGCGGCTCCGGAAGTTTCACAATTGTCGGCCTCCAGAGGTGCAGGCAGTTTTCTTTCAGATTGACGTACTGGCTCTTTCTCGGATGGTATTCAACCACAGCTTCCTCTTCTGAGAAGAACTGGTCTTTCAGCCAGCACATATCGTTCCAGGTCGGCGTTGCTCCGGTAAAAATGGCAACCGACACATGATCCCAGCCCATGCCACAGCTCCAGACTACCGATGCCTTTTTGTATCCCTTCTTGTTGGATGCTGGGATCTTAATGATCCCACATCCTCCGTCCGGTGTTTCGCTCTCAATCTTCAGCTCTTTAATGTTCTTGATTTCCTGTATGGACTTCACTGCTTCCTCCTTACCTTTCCGGGAACATCTCCGGATGGTTGTTGATATATGTCTTAATTGCGGCAGAAGTAGGTACTGGACGGGATCCATGCTGCAGTTCATCGACAATATCATCTACTTTCCAGCCGCCGTTCCACAGGGCCTGCACCTTTCCGGTATCCCATGTTGGCTTTCTTCCATGTCTTACGTGTTTTTTTCTCTCCGGTTCCGGCTTCGGCTCTGCTTCAGTCTCTGCCGGCTTTCCCTCAAGGTATGGTTCCAACACTTTTTCTAATTCAGACTTATCAGGCACACTCTCAGCGATCGTTTCAGGTTCTTCCTTTACCGGCTCTGTCTCTTCTTCCTGCTCAGTTTTTTTCAGATCGTCTGCGATCTCTTCCTGTGTTTCCATTGGAATCTTATCCAGAGCGCTCTCACGCTTCTCTCTGGCATCGATTTCCCAGCCGAGATAAACCTGCGCTTTCCGAAGGTCTTCAAGGCCGCCTTTATGGTCTGCCCGGATCACATATTTCAGGACATTTCCCCTGCAGAATCCTTCAAACTTATAGCTTCCCAGCACGGATCTGATAATATCGATGCTTTCAATACCCTCAAGGCCGTCAAGCTCATAGTGTTTTGGATGTCTTACGCTGTCACTCATCGTTTCCTCCATCTGTTTGCCGCCGGGCATGAAACCCAATGCGGAATATATCCTCTTTCACCTGGAGAGCAGAACTCTCCGTGTTTTACCGCTCCGTCCGGCGTCACATAGGTCAAGCTGCCTCCCTCGACTTCCGTAAACCACCTCGGACGTGCGTCGCATGGCATATACTTGCCGGACTTGGTCCGAATGAATACCAGGTCCGCTCCACAGCTTTTGCATTTAGTCATGGTGTGCCTCCTTTACACTTCGCCATTTCTATCAATATGCAGAATTTCTTCCAAACCCTGAACTCTCGTACTTAGCGTAATTATCATTCGGGATAAACAAGTTATCTGGTCAGATATTTCTTTTAACGTATCATTAGGCGTAAACATATTGACCTGATTTCCCTCATCAGCTTCTTCCTGAGCCCCGATTACATACTCTTTCGGCGGGATGTCTAAAACAGAATTCAATGACTTTACAACATCTTTTGTTAATTTCTCTTGTGCCATATAAGTATTTAAGTATGATCCGCACATTCCAATTTTTTTCGAAGCATGGTAAGGACTGATCTCACGACGCTTTAAAGCGTTTTTAAGCTTTTCACTGTCAATAGCAATGTCTGCTTTGTTATTTTTCCTCTTGCTATTTTCCCCCTTCGTGTTTTTCTCAGGATTGACATCAATGTTTATTAATTCCAATTTATCAGCAATCTCCGAGTTTATTCTTCCGCTCTGTAAACAATCTTTGATATAGTACGGACTGTTTTTCAACAATATTGACAAGCCAGTTTGCGGAATGTCTTTCTTTTTTAACTGCTCTCTCACAGCCTCTGCATCAAAATCAATTACACCCTTCATTACTCATGCCTCCTTAAAAGGGAACTTCCTCATCCACCGCCTCGAACTGTCCGGTCAGATCTGAATCCGATGACGGTGCCTGCATGGTCTGCTGCTGACCTCCTGCCGCCTGCCTCTGCTGAGGCGGATTCTGGTAAGTCGAGTTGTAATAGCCCTGCGGATCCTGACTGTAGCTCGGTGCTGGCTGATAGCCGCTCTGATGGTTGGACTGCCCTGCCTGCTGGCTGTTGTCGTTCTTCCACTCCAGAAACTCCACGCGGTTTGCCACGACGTCTGTTGTATAAACGGTCTCTCCCTTCTGGTTCTGATACTTCCCCGTCTGGATCCTTCCGCTGACTGCTGTCAGCATGCCTTTAAAGAGGTACCGCTCACAGCTCTCTGCCTGTTTTCCGAAGACAATCACACGCGGAAAGTCCGCCTGACGGTCCTCTCCCTTCTTTGCCGGACGGTCAATCGCAAGCGTGAAGCTTGCAACTGCCATATTGTTTGACGTGTACCGGATCTGCGGATCCTTCGTTAATCTTCCGATAAGCATGACGTTATTCGTTTTAATCACTCTCCCTTCGAATACTTTTTCAGAATTTTATCTCGATTATTTTCTATTGCCTGCAGACTGACCTGCTTGTAAACCTGATTGATGTTCTTCGCTTCGTGCACTCCGTGCATGTGACATGCGCTGCACTGGAAGCCGAAAATCTTATGCGGTTTATGATCGGCATACAGGACACCCTCCTGCCGGATCACCGACCGGATAAATCCGCAGTACGGACATGTCACAAATCGTTCGTTTTCAAATTTCACTTTTCAAGCCTCTAATTTCGTTTTTAAGTGATTTTATCTTTCGGATGAATAATCTATCATCATTCGCATAAACTTTTCTTAAAACCTAACTTTTGGTCCTTCTGGACGTATCTGTACTGGATAATTCCTTTGCCTTCCATCCGGGCTTTTTCATTTTCCGCCGCATGGCATCGACATCGACCTTATAGTCTTTCTTCAGAGCTTCGCTGATCTCCGCCAGGGAAATATAGTCATCCAACACGCACAGACAGTCTTCCAGGATGATTTCCGCAAGGTTCTCCGCCCTGGTCTTTCCGTCCTTCTGCTTCAGCCTCAGGTCTCCCCAGTGCTCCAGCACGGCATAGACCGGGATCTCTGCCATCATGACGGTCATCTCATGCATTGTTTTCAGCTTTTCCTTCTCCAGCTTGCCTTTGAGGGTTTTCCGAACCCTCGCGTCGACAATCTCCCGGATCTGGCTTTCTGTGACGTAATAGCGTCTTCCTTCCTGTCCTCTTCCTGCTCTCAGCATTACACGGCCTCCTTCTTGTCTCTGATCCAGCGCCTCCTGATCTCCTGCATTTCGGATTCTGTCGGCTCTGGAAGCTCTGCGCGTACTCTTTCCGCGTCTTCTTCAAGCTGCATAGTGTGATCGATCTTCGGCTTTCCAAATTCCGGTGAAGGGAACAGCTGGTCGATGAGATCCCGGATGCCCTCCGGCATTTCTTTTCTGACGCGGATCCGCTCCTTGATCGCCGGAAGTGCACGCATCATCTGACCTCTGAACACGGTGTAGATCGTGTTTGGATCATAGCCGACTGCATCGATGGCTTCCTGCGAGCGCCAGTATTCTTTTCCGACTTCGGACAGATCTTCGAATCTGCGGTTTCCCTGAATCGCTTCCCAGCTTTCCCGGATATAGGCTTCATCACCGCCCATCTGCATGGACTCAACGGCAATCTTTGCCTTGTCCAGAATCTCCGATGGTGTCGGCGGGAACTTGCTGGTCCTGATATGCTGTTTCAATGCAAAAGCAGCAATCTCATCCGGGATGTCACTCAGCACGTCCATATACAGGCTGATGGTGTGCTCCATCTCCGTGCGTGTCATACTGCGCTGCTTCTTGCCGTAGGCAATGTCTCTGAGCTCCAGCAGATAAATCACTCCGTCACGCGTCATTTTCCTCACCTCCAAGAAGCGACAGCCAGGAGCTGTCTGATGGTGCATCCTCCCTGTTCAACTCCGGCTGGTTAAGATATCCCTCAAACTTCGGCCCAAAAAGCGTTTCCGGCCTGAGATACCTGCTCATCTTCGGATCGTCTTTCCACTCCTGCGCCTTTTTGTCGATCACGGTTTTGAAGTCATCCAGCGTGAACCCTTCTTGCTCTCTTGCGTGGATCAGGGTTTTTGTTTTTCTGGTGGAGGCATGATAGTGCGTCCCGCAGACTCTGTTCAGATACTCCACAACCTCTCGGGCGGAAGAGACGGTGTCCGCGGTTCGCTCAGAACCCGGACTATATATCTGATCTCCTGATGCTGATTCTCCTGATACCTGATTGCTGATATCTGATATCTGATTACTGATATCTGATAGGGGTACCGTATCGGTACGGTATGGATAGGGTATGCATACGGTATCATTAGGGTATGCCTTCACAACCTGCTCAAGATAATCGTGGAATCGTTTGGTTCTCACGGTTCCCAGCGCTTTGTACAGAGATTTCTTCAGCCTGTCCGAGGCGCTCCAGTTGTATCTGTACCAGTGAATAATCAGGATTTCTCTGGTTTTTTCGTCATAGTCAATTACATGGTGGACACTGATCATCCTGTTGATCAGCTTCCGGATTGTATCTCTCTGGTATCCGGTCTCCGCTTCTGCCTGCCGGAATGAAAATTCATAGCAGCCCAGAATGTTTCCATGCGGATTTGTCAGCAGATACAGAAAGAAATACTTGTCTTCCGGCGTCATATCGTCAGCGACTTTTGCATCCGTCCAGAATGAAACATGCACGCTTCTGAATATTGCCATTTAAAAACACCTCTCTTTTGGAATTCCTGATCTCATTGGCCAGCGTCCGGAAGCAGAGCCGGCGTGTAAACTGTGTCTGTTTTGTGTGTAGTAAATTTCCGTGATATTGATTGACTCCGGCCCTGCGTTCCTTCTGCCGTCCACATGGATCACCTCCTTCCGCTGATCCGGTCGATGTACGTGACTCCGACGGCGTAAGCCTGCCAGATATCTGCGTGGAATCCGTAGAAGAAGCCGGGCTGGTTCTTCCTGCCCTTGCCTCTGTTCGGTGTATTCGGCGCAAACCGGTCGATCAGAGCCTGCGTGATGTTGCTGTCTTTCGCTTTCATCGAGCCGCACAGATCCAGCTTTTCATCCCGGCGCATCACCGTATCGATGGTGCGTCCCTGCCTCTCTGCCGTTTCCATAAAGCGTCCGATCCACACGCATGTATCAAATACGGATTTTCCGGCCGGCATGCCGGTTCCGTAGTGTGCAATCATCTCGATCACGGCATGGTCGTACTGCTCCTTCTGCTCAAGGGCTGACCTCACAATTGCGTTCTCTGTTTTGTCAAACTGCAGAGGCTTCATGGTGTCCGTATCGATCAGGCAGTAGGCGGAGTACAGATTCCCAGGATCGATTGCTAAGATTCGCATTACTTAACCTCCCCAGTCTCAGGATCAGCCTGGACCTGAGAAGAATCGTCTTCAGTGACTGCCACATCGTCTTCGGAGAGATTGACAAAAGACTCCTGATGCAGCTCAAGATCACCGGCACCGTTTTTCACAGCGTTGATGGTAGATTCGTCTGTCGTTGTCTGGCGGACAAACTCTGTGCTGATCGGTGCGTATTTCAGCAGTTTCTTGATCGCGGTCTTTTTGGCCATTTCATCGAAGTTGTCCTTCCACGGTCCGTAGTTGTAGCTCTTGCTGTAGGTTTTTGCGTGCTTCTCCACGTCCTCTTTGCTCATAACGACGAACTCATAGCCTCCGTTAACCAGCGTGTAGACTGCGTAGTAGGCGATGACTGGTCCTCTGCCCTGCAGTGCCGGTTTGTGATGCAGTTTCGGCTCCAGACCGTACTCATACTCGAATTCGTCGTTCTGGCAGACCTCATGCGCTGCGATATTCTTGAACTCTCCAGAGCGGTGAGCCAGATCAATCAGGCCCTTGTATCCCAGCTGGAACTGAGCCTCATAGTGTTTGGTCTTGTTGCTCCAGTAAGGGATCAGGTAGGCCTGTCCGAGCGGTGTGTTCGGTTCCAGTCCCAGCTGAGCTGCATTCATGAGCGCTCCGCAGAAAGACTGCGCTGTGCACTGCGCCAGCTTCGGATTGCTGGACACAGCCGTCATTGCGATTCTGGTGAATCTCTCCGGCGTGATAACCGTCGGAAGAGCTTTAGCGATCTGCGGTCTCATGGCCTGAACCCAGTTCAGCAGGTTTCTCTTCTTGTCGTCTTCTTTTTTCGAAACTGCGTTGTTTGCTCTGCTCTGCAGGCTGTTCATTGTCTCCTGTGCTGTTGCCATTTGTTATGCCTCCTCTTTCGGTGCTTTGCTGATGGTGAACCTTCTGTACGGCTTGCCGACTTTCTTGTATTCTTCGTAAAGATCCGGATGATCTTTCTTGAATCTTTTTGTATCGACGCCCTCTCGACCTGAACATGACTTCCACGATATCGCTCTGCCGTCCAGATTCGCTCTCTCAGCGTTTTTCATCTCGGTTTTGATAGATTGTTCGATCTGCTTCTTTTCAGCCGTCAGATCGTCAATCAGCATGTTTATTTCGTCATACCGGTCCAGAGTCAGATCTTCGATCTCGACAACTTCCTTCTCCGGATCCGAATCCGGATAAAGCATGGTGAGCGCTTCGTCTGCAGCCGGTGATCCGTCCGGTGCCGGCATCTCGTGCTTTAAGACATTGTTCTGCCAGAAATCCTTCTCGATCTGGATCAGGTTCTGGATTCCTTCTTCAACCCAGTCTTCTTTCCGGTCGATGACGCGGTACTGCATGCCCTGCTGGTAGATCAGGCAGGCAAGATACCAGCGGTCAGCTCCTGTTACTGCCATGTAGTGCAGACACTGGATGACGTACTCCGGCGGAATTCCGTCATCCTCCCACTTCCTGGCAGCATATGGACTGCATGTCTTGCATTCCAGGCCGGCATTTTCGCCGACAACTCTGCGGTCGATGTCTGCCAGCATCCACGGATACTTGTCGTGCTGGAGCATGCGGTTGTCTCTTACAGCACGCTTTCCTGTCTCTTCCTGCCAGCGTATCCTGACATAGTCTTCGAAGTCATGGCCGAGACGCATCGCTTCGTTCATCGGCTTTTCTTCGACGGTTTCTGCAGTCTTGTCCAGATAAACCGCAATCGGAGATCTGTATTTATTCAGTCCGCAGATTGCTCCGGCGTCGGATCCTCCGATTCCCTTCTGGCGCCACTCAAGCCACTGCTGATGTGTCAGATCTGCGGTATTTACTAAAGTTTTCATGATGCATGCCTCCTTACAGCCTGTTCAGCGGGCAGTGCTCACACTTCTCGTCGATCATGCGGTCGTAGGCGTTTTCGTCGCCTTTATACAGGTCCGGCCACTTGCAGAAGCGGTCACACATTTCTGCCTTGACCTGCTCGACGATTTCGATCAGGGTTTTTGTCTCTTTCTGCATCCTGATGGTGCTCCTCTCTTTACCAGGCAGCCTGCGCCAGGATTGTCAGCAGGTTGATCACAAGATTCTCTGCGTCCCTTCGGATACAGAAATCAACTGCAAGCGTCAGATCAACCAGAACGATGATCAGCACGATCACCAGTCTTGACATCCGGACGCGGCTGTCGTACCGTGTATTTGGGTTTATGTTTGGGCTTCTTCGGAAGCCTTTTTTCTTTGCTCTTCTAAGACGCATGGCTGGTCTCTTCTTCCTCGAAATGGACGCTGATCTCATGCTGGATGAGAACTAATACAGCCCATACCGCGTCCCACATGCGTGCGTCCACATCGTTTCCGCTGTCAGCCTCTTCCTTACCGCAAAAATCCGCATCTTTTATCAAATCAACACACTTATCATTGAGCGCCATTAAAAATTCTCTGTCCGTCATTTTGTCAGTCACTGTTTTCAACCCTCCTGATTTCAACAATCCGGCCTTCCCAGCCGTCGATGTAGCTCAGATCCCCCATCCTTCTGGCAAGCGCCGGAATTCTCTCCGTGCAGACGATCGCCTCGATCAGGTGACCGTCCCATCCGCAGTAGTTGGCATTGTCTCTGGTGTCAGCCGTTCTCTTGCTGTCTGCGATGATAACTTTCAGAACGTGTTTTTGTCCGTCCGGATTCTGGAGAACAAAGTCAATTTTCTGCCCTACTCTGCCGATATTTGTACCGACAGCAACCAGCTTTCTGCCTCCGATCTCCAGCGTTCCATCCCTGCAGATGGATGATTTTTGTACTGTCTGATAGGCTCTAGACGTGGGATCCGTGATCGCTCTGAAGTCTTCGTACTTCTTTACCTCTCCGGCCGTGTAGACCGGCACGCTGGTGTAGCGGACTGGCTTCGGCTTCGGTGTGATCCCTGCTTTATACGCATAAACCTGATGATCCGCCTCATGCGGATACCTGATGGTGATCCCTGTTTCTGCTGTCGCCTGGACCGGACACGTGCTGGCAAGCGCGATGCCGATCATCAATCCTGCTATCCATTTCTTCATTGCCTCTTTTCCTTTTCTATCTGCTTACCAGAGCGGCCCATAGATCAGGGCATCCCATACTCCCTGCAGACACCAGATCAGAAGTGCGATGGTGCCGGCTCCGACCAGAAGGTCGGTCAGCAGCATCTTTCTCTTTCTGGTCAGCCGATATTTCTTTCCTCTGAATACAAATTTCATTTTTCCTTCCTCTTTAATGGGTCTGACGCTCCATAAGCATCTGTGCTACGTCATCGATAAAATACTTTCCGCTGCCTTTGATGTGCGGCAGGTCGTTCAGATACTTTCTCTTTGCTTTTCCCTGATCTTTCAGGCTCATATACTTGGCGAACTGCGTCACCGTTATGGTGCCTGCACAGGTATTTCCGGCGGCTTCTTTCAAGCCTCTCTTTATCTCTGCCTTTGTCGCCATATCTCACCGCTCCCTTCGTTATCTCTTCGGCGGCATCATATCTGCCTTACAACGTCCCTCAGAATCGCTTCCAGACTATTGCCGGTCACGTTGATCCGGTCTCTGTGCCCTCCGATGTAGTTGATGGTGACCACTTCCATAGAACCGTTCTTTTCGTATCTCACGCTGTCCACATCCAGATAGGATGCCTGCAGAACCTGTTCTAAAGGTCCTTCCACGTACCACTTCTTCTCTTCGTAGACGTCTCTTGCAGCATTCTTTCTCAGGAACTCCTTGATGCTCATGTCATCTTCCGGAGTCTGCTTCATATCTTCGTAATCTCTCATTTTTGTTTCTCCCTGCTGGTGCTACACTCTCCTTAGAAAGGAGGTGATATTGATGTATGCAATAAGATTTATCCGGCACCGCGGCGAATGCGAAGTCACATCCGGAATTGGTGAAATTGAAATCGAATATCATGAAATCCCAATTCTGCATCGTGATGCACCGGCTTATAAAAAGATGTCTTATCGATGCCAGAATAGCGGACGCTGTCCGATTATCAGCCGTGGCGATGAGTGTCCGATTTACAAGCAGGCTCCATCCTGCATAAGTTAAATCGGATTCCATCAGGCTTTGCGTCTGCGATATTGCCATACCAATCACAAGAACAATCATTGGACTGGAGCAGTCTGCAGTCTTGGCACGGCTTGCTCCAGTCTGCAATCTCCTGCGCGTTTCCCTGCCGGATAAACTCCGCCATATGCTGATATAGGCAGTATGTTCTGATCTCATCCTTCGTCATTTCGATGCCTCCTACTCTGCCGCTTCAAGTTCGAGCTCGATCACCGGTCTGATGCCGTGATCTTTCAGGAAGCCGTACAGCCACATCCGGCCTTTCTGCGTCCAGCACATCCGGGTGCTGCAGCCCTGCGTGCCGTTCGGCTTGTTATAAAGGTCTGTCTTGCTCTGTGTGTAGCCAAAGCCTTCCCATTTCGCATACAGGAACCAGCGTTCGCCCTGCTTGAACTGCACGCCTAAGTCATGCAGCAGACGATTGAATTTCCTTGCCGACATTCCATAGTCCTTCGCTACTACCGTTGTTGGAACCAGATCACGGCAATTGAGAATCACATCGTAATACGACGCCTTTGGTTTCATGGTTTCGATAACCTCAGCTTGCTCCTGCACCTGCGTGGATAAGAATTGTCGTTCCCGCTCTTCTTCAATCCATTTCTTCGCACGCTCCACCGGATCTGTGATCATGTAGGAGTCTTTGTGGATGTCATAAGTGCCCGTCTTCCGGATTGCCGGAAGCACCTCGCTCGTTACCCAGCGCTTGAACTTCTTGGCGCCCGGCAGCTTGCTCGACAGCACCAGACTGTACAGGCCTGATTCGTTGATGATGGTCATGTTCTGCGCTCCACCGGGTGTCATCATTTCGGTGACCCCTTTATCTTCATCATCTACGTGACGTGCAATCGCGTTTGGTAAAGACTTTCCGCTTCCATAACCAAGTGCCGCTGCAATGTCATTCCCGACAAACCACGGTTCTCCGTTGATCAGCGCTGTCCGTACTTTTCCGAATTCCGGGTTTTCGAAAACTTTAATATTTTCCATAGTTTCACCGCCTTTAGTTTACACGTTTAGTATCTTTTGAAGTTACTTCACCTGCAAAAAAAATATCTGCTGGATCCTTAATGTCAAGAAGTTGTATCATCTTCTCAACTTCGTCTGTACCAAACACACCCTTCTTCATCTTTTCATAGAATGTCTTTGGCGTAATTCCAATGTTTTTAGCGACATCAGACTGAGATAACCCTTTTTCAACAATGAGTCCTCTCAACTTATTTGTCTTAATCAAATTTATCACCTCGCTCTCGTAACTTTCTAGGATACTTATACTATAGCCTCGGTTTAGTAACTTGTCAAGAGACTTTTGTAACTTAAAAAGATTTTTTCGTTTGCATATAGGAGCTTTTTGTATTATCATCAAGTTACCAACATTATTTAATAACTGAAGGAGGGCATTATGAAAATCGGAGATAGAATCAAGAAAGTCCGAACAGAAATAATACATATGAGCCAAGTTGATCTCGCAAAAGCAATCGGCGTTTCAAAACAAACTTTATATAAGTACGAAAATAATATCGTTACCAACATTCCTTCGGACAAGATTGAAGCCATTGCACGTTTAGCGAAAGTCGCTCCAGCTTACATCATGGGTTGGGAAGAACCACAGGCAAAGACTGTCACACTTGCCGACCAGCAGGAAGAAACCCTGCATGACAACTACTGCGCCCTCACACCATCCGGCAGAAGCACGCTGACCTCCTACTCCTCCTTTTTGCGTTCCCAGAATTCCGCCCAAACCCCTGCACCGGATGCCGATCTGAAAGCTGCGCATTACCGCGATGACATAGATGTAACTGATGAAATGAAAAAGCATGATGACGATATTATGAATGACGACAACTTCTAGAGGTGACTGCAATTATGACTTATGAAGATTTACTGGAAGAAGCCTACGAGGCAGGGTTCGTCGTCAAAGAAAAGGACCTGCAGGGAAGCGACGGCAGGATTGCCGGAAACCGTATCGCAATCCGGAAATCTATTGATACACAAAAACAGAAGATGTGCGTGCTGGCAGAAGAACTCGGACACTCTGCCACCGGAACCGGCGACATACTCGATCAGAATGATCTGTACGCCCAGAAGGACGAGCTGAGAGGCAGGCGGTGGGCTTATAACAAGCTGCTGCCGTTCAGCAGGATTCTGGAAGCGCTGCAGAGAGGACATTATACCCCTTATGATATAGCAGAGTATCTGGACGTGGACGAAGCCTTTCTTCGTGACGCTCTGGAGGTGTACGGACTGCTTTGATGGTGGAAGACTGAAACAGACGACCGCAGACCATTTTCGCGAAGTCACGAAAATGGTTATTGAGGATTTAATTATATTTGACCATTCCGCTGACGCGAGCGAGATGGTCGCTGTGGAAATACTAAGCCCTACCATTTTGTTGACCTCAACAAAATGGTCATAAGAGAAATAATCAATAACACTTACAGACGAAGCGGCTTGTTGAGAAAGGAGGTAAAAATGGCATACGTCAAAAAGAGGAAAAGCGGAAAGGTCCAGATCACTGTTACGGATGGGAAGAAGTATGATGGCAGTCCGAAGCGTTTTTATAGGACCGTCGACTACCGTGGAAAAAGACAGCTGGAGCGCGACATTGCAGAATTCGAAAATGAGATCAGAGCCGGAGAGAAGCCTCAGGGATCCGTTGAGACTGTGGATCAGATCTATAAGATGTTCATGATCGATGGTGTACGGAAGGCATCCACCGTTTACCGGTATGATAACCTGATGCGCAACCAGATCAGTCCTGCATTCGGATCCAGAAAGATCACGACGATTACCAGGGCTGAAATAAAACAGTGGGCTCATGATCTGCTGAAAGAGCTGTCTCCGAAATCAACCAGGCACGCTGTGTCTCTTCTGAGCTCAATCTTCAAATATGCGGAGTATGAGCTGGAACTGATCGACAAAAACCCGTGTGAACATATCCGTCTGCCGAAGCCGGCCAAAAAGGACAACCTGTACACGGAGGCGGAAACAATCCGGCTGATGGACTGCCTGTCAAAAGAAGAAAATCTGCAGCATGTTACTGTTATATACATGCTCCTGTTCACCGGAATGCGGATCGGAGAAGTGTACGGCCTGAAATGGGAGGACATCAACTGGGAATGGAAATCTGCAACGATAAAAAGAGAGCGAATCGGCGTTGGAGGCAAAGACATTACCGACACTCCGAAAACAGAGACATCTCTTCGGACGATCAGCGTACCGCCGTTTGTTCTGGACATGCTCAGAGACCTAAAATCGACCTGTGAGCGAAATAAAGAGATCGCTGGATCAGATTATCATGACAGCGGTTTTGTCCTGCAGAGCGCCTATGGCGAGCCTGCAAGGACCAGAGGAACATACGACTGGTTCAAGCGCTTCCTGAAGAGACATGGTCTTCGGGATATCACCCTGCACGACCTGAGACATACACACGCTGCTATGCTGTCCAGAATGGGAGTCGATATCATCGATGTATCCCACCGGCTGGGACATGCGAACACAAGAATCACGCAGGAGACATATGAATATTTATTCAGGAGTGTTGACACGGATATTGCCGACAAACTGGAAAACTTTTATGAAAATGTCGGCAAAATGTCGGCACAGCAAAAATAAAGCCCTGGAACCGAGTGATTCCAAGGCTTACAGAATGCGCAATGAGGGACTTGAACCCCCACGAGTAATCACTAGAACCTAAATCTAGCGCGTCTGCCAATTCCGCCAATTGCGCATAACACGAATTCCTGAACGGTCATCCTATTTTTCCAGAGAGATGACCGTTCAGGACAATGACTGCAGATACATACAAGATGTATAAGCAATAAAAAATGACTCCATCGAGAATTGAACTCGAGTTACCGCCGTGAAAGGGCGGTGTCTTAACCGCTTGACCATGGAGCCATAAATTTATTATATCATATTTTATAGAAAGAA